AGTGTTGACCGGGAGTTCTTTTTCGGTAAAGGTGAAACCGAACAGCTTATTATTGCTTTCAGTCCACTTAATCGTCTCCTCCAAATCAGCCTTATTTAAGAATGCCTTTGATAAAGCAATGCCGTACAATCCCCCTGCTTCAAGAGCTCTGTTTAACACATCTGTCATGGTCTCATAATCTGCTGCGCCGTCTTTTTCCTCAGCAGCCTGTCTTACAATCACATAGATTGTGTCCGGAGACGGAGACTGTGAGCAAGCCACAGTAGCCATGATGTATGCCTGATGTGTGCTGGAAAAGCCATAGTCAATCAGCTCTGAAGCCTGTGATATTGCTATAGGTGCTGTTCCTATGGTTTCAGTCCCTGTTCCGTCAGGCGCCTCAACAACCATAAGAATGTTGCTGAAGCTTTCATCTGATGAACCTGGAGTAGAAATCTCGATATCGGTTTTAACGATATCATCAAGATTATTCCTAATTGTTGCCATCGTCGTTTTCCTCCTGTATTATTACGTTTGTAATCGCAGAGATTTCCGCCTCTGCAAATTCTTCTGAACCGCCACCGCTTGAATTAGGTGCAACGTCTCCCATGACGCCATATCTTCCATCTGCCGTACCGACAAATGTTACGGAAAACTCAGCCATGGAGCGGTAGTTAAATTTTGTGTCACCTATCAGTTCTGACAAATCCCTGATGGGTGGGTTCAACACAATCGTTACACCTTTATCTGCTAACAGGTCCGTAATCTCATCTGAATCAAGGAACCTTATAAATTCCTCCAAATCCTCTACAGCAGTATTCTCATAAGCTCCGGTAGATGCTCCGTTCAGCTTAATCTCTTTTCCCAATGTATAAAGATTTATTGCAAAGGTAAATGTATAATTGTAATACATGTGGTCCCATGCCTCTGTTGCGATACGATGTGAAGACCTGTCAAGGTTGCTGTACCCCAACGTAATATAAGGTGGTCTGGGCTTGACTCCTTTAGTCTTCTCCCAAACCACCATTGCAGTGGGGTGATATTTTGCAACTATGTCATATAGCTCCTGCTTAACTTCTTCCAGTGTCATTGCTCTACCTCCGTTTCTGTTTCCAGCCTCGGATTCGTGTTCGTGCTTTCCGGAATAAGTTCAAACGCTGAAGTCCAATGCCTTATGATGGTATTTCTGCTGTATCGTGAAGACATACATTTATACCATCTGCCATTGTAGAAAAGTTCATCTGACCTTACGCCATCTTCCTGCTTTGAGCAGCTTATCGGAAAATCGCCAAATGCTTTCAACATGGTTTTATCCGAGCTTCCTCCAGCTTCGATAACTTCATCAGCTGACATTTCCTGCACGTCAAGCGTAACCTCAATGTCTGTATACGTCGCTGTCGGATAACCATTGACAATAGTATCTTCTCCATAGCGCCGTAATGTGTAATTGCTTTTGAAGAACGGCATTAGTCATACTCCCCTTTCCTAGCTATCACATGGTGAATTGACTGCCACATCTTACCTGTGTCAATAAGAGGAACAGCAGGAGGATTTTCCCGCTCTTTCTTCCTTTTGTAAGGTTCCTTATTTTCTGCATAAGAATTGTTTTTAATCTGTTCCACCATAAGTCTTTCTTGAAAATCACCTATTTCATTTAAAACTTCCTCCGCAGAGCCACCATTCAGAAGTTTCTTTTTTTCTGCCTGCAAAAGAGCATTGATTTTGTCGGAATTCGTATCTACACTGTCACGCATAAACGGTCTTGACGGTATGGTTTCGGTTCCAAATTCATTCCATAGTGCCACGTTTACAACCGATACTTCTTTACCGCTTTCTTTTTCGTACACAGGTCCTTCCTGAATACCTATCCTTACCTCAAGATTATTCATGTCCTTAAGCATTTTCATAAATTTCTTGCCCTCTGCAGTCAGAGTGTCCTTTTTAACTTTGGCCGACATTGGCTTCTCCTGCTGACACTATGGTAACAATGCAGCTCCTGCGTAATTGCAGAAACTGCATTCCATAAATTGTCAGTCCATACTCGGCATCCGCAGTGGTATTCCCAGCTTGGCTATTAGAAAAGGACACCGAAGTCTCACCTTCTGATACAGAAGATAAGCCTATGGTGTCCCCGATTGAACCTATTCCAACAGATGATGTACCCAAGCCTGAGAGCTTCATTTTATGCGCTGCCAAATATGCCAAAGCCTGCTGATACAGTTTACCGAACCTCTTTTTGCTCACAAGCGGCTCTGCAAGAGATATGAATGTGGTAACTGTATCATCATCAGCAGACTCAAACTCTTTCATTGTTGCCCTGATAATTTCTAAGGCTTCCATTGGAAGTCACCTCCTACTCTGCAAGAGCAGTAAGTATCTTCTCCCTTACGGTCTCCTCGTCGTCGCTGTCCTCAACTTCAATAGAAAGAGCTGCAGCTTTCTTCAAGAGTTCTTTCTTCTTCATTGCCTTTACAGCATTGATTTCAGCCTCTTTCTCAGCCTGTGCAGCGGCGCGGGCTTCTTCATCTGCCTTGTACTTTGCAACTGCTTCCTCTGCAATCCTCGCCTTTTCCTCGTCACTTATGCCGGAGACAGACGCAGCCTGTTCAGACTGCGCAGCGTCAACCAAAATGCCCTTAGCGAGATAGTATTCAACGCAAGGGTTCTTCTCAAATCCTTCTGGGAGCCCCATATCCTTGCCAGGCAGGAACGGCTCACCATTGATACTAATAATCTTTCTCGACTTATTTATAACCTTCATATAGACCTCCTTCAATTAAATGCCATACGCAAGAAGCATTGACAGTGGGTAGTAGATGATAAGTCCGGCTGTTCTTGTTTCGCATGGAATTTCCGTTTCCAGCTTCTGTACCTGAAGCGGATACTGATAGAACGGGAGCGGAATCTCAAGTGAGAACTTATCAGGATCTTTCGTATACATAAATGCAATACTCTTTCCACTTGTATTGATGTCTGTTGCTGTATCCTGAAGCTCTGCCATACTCTCAAAGTTTTTGAGATATGGCGCGTGCTCCTTGATGAAGCTGAGGACTGTTGTTTCTGTGTCCGGAATTCTCCTTGTGGCAAGGTCCATATAGATGTATGAAGGCAACGCCAGCGTATCAGGCTTCTCAATTGACATTGTAATCTTATCAATGAACTTCTGCATTCCATTGATATCATCAAGAATCTGGTCTGCTGTCTTGTATGTCCATTCCGTATGCTTTGCACCATCAACCTCTACCTCAGAAAGAGTGTAGAGAGGTATATCATTATCCTCTGAGAAGATACCAATGAGGTTATGCTTCTTGTCACCTGCAAAAGCAATCTTGTTAATCATGTAATCAGAAGCTCTCCTTGCAGCTGCTCCCTTACGTGCGTCAAGTGACTTTCCAGCCATACGTGAAGCTCTCATCTCCTGCACATTGTAGCCGTAGCTGTCGCCGATAGACTTAATGTTTGCAGTATGAGATTCTCCTTTAACGTCAACCCTTGGCAAATCCGTTGCGTAGTTGTTGATGATTGAAGCCATGCCTGTGATGTCGTAGCTGTAGTATGTCGTTGTTTCTGCTCCCTCATTCACCTCTGATGTAATAGGGAAATTTGCAAGGGCTGAAAGCTCAGGGTACTGCTTATCGTATGTCTTAGCCTTTACCTGATCCAGCTCTCTTGCGAAAAATACCGATGCGGACTCAGCGCTATCAAACCTGAGTTCTCCGCTGCTTGCGAGCCCTTTAATAAGGGTAGAACTCTTTAATGCGTTGTAGTCATCTGTGTTAAACTCCTTCATTGCTTAACCCTCCTTATTCAGTTTTTGTTGTTGCAGGATAAAATTCTGCGTTTGCAATGCCATCATCTGTTTCACCGAGGTAGATAGCGCTGACCTCAACCTTTGTAGCGTCTGTGTCGCTCTCTGTCGTGAAAAGTCCTGCCTCTGCTCCGTCTGTGATGAGATATACCTTACCTCTGTATTCCGGTGCCGCTTTTGCTCCGGTCTTTACCCAGATTTTGCCATAATGGAGACAACCGACAGTTCTCTTGCCATCGATAACCACATTGTTGTCCATGTCTTTCTCCACCATAACTGAGTTGTGTACTACGACACCCTCAAAGTCTGTCGCCTTTGCAGAAGATGTAGGAACAGCAACATCTACTCCCTTATTAGTCCCGGTAACAACGCCGATACCGAAAGAGATGTCTGAACCCTCCGCCTGCCTTGTAGCAACTTCGTGGGCTGATAAATCAAACAGCCCGCCGGCTACTCCTTTAGGAAAGCCAAAATTATAACTTGTCTGTGCTGCCATGCTCATTACTCATTACCTCCTGTCATTCTCTTAATCATGTTCTTACGGGCTGAATTAGAATTGCATTCCGTTTTCGCATCCCGGCGAACCTTATTTGCAACCATCTTCTGACGCTGCTCATCAGTGCTCTTTCTCTCATTGAAAGACTGCTTTGCTATATCGTAAGCAGCGCTGATGTAGCTGTTGCTCTTTCCATCAAGATTGATTTTAGGATTAACAGCCTTGATGATGCGCTTCCTGCCCTCTGTTACAGAGAGCTTATCTACGCCGTCAAGATTGAGCTTGTCAGCCATGCGGCAGATGTCGAGCCTGTCTTTGATAATCTTATCAACAGAATCCATATTGACGCCCTTATCCTTGTCCTGCTCAGGAGTATCTTCTCCCTCATCTGCATTTGTTGTTTCATCATCATCTGAATCAGCAGCACAAGCTTCTGTCGGCTTATCATCCTCATCGCTGTCGCCATTCATATCACTCGCTGCCTGAAGCTTGTCAATCTCGTTGAGAAGCGTGTTGAGGTCCTCCTTCTGCTCTGCAATTATTTCCTCCGGTGTCAGATTTTCACCCTCGGAATCCCTGCGGTCAATGTTTTCGCGTACCTGATCCGCAGGTGTCTTATCTTCTTCCTGCGTATCGTCGTCGCCCTGTGGCTCCGGCAATGGCTCGTCCTCTCCGTCCGTTCCCTCGCCTGTTGCCTGCTGTGCTGCCTGCTGTGCCTTAAAGAGAGCAATAGCAGCTTCCATTTCCTCCGGCGATAACTCATCGCCTTCATCAGCCCTGCGGCCTTTTGTGTTTGGCTTGTACATAGTAGCCTTACCTCCTTTTAAGATTTGTAAACCCACCTCATTGTCCCTGCCGTCTATATTTAGCTTTGCAGCTTCTCCAGCTCTGGCTTCGCCGACAAGAGCAAGATGGTTGATTTCAATGTTACGCTGTATACAGTCGTATTTCTCTCCCCTGTACACTCCAGGAGTATCATCAGTATCGAGAGAATATCCAAGTGATAATGCTTTCAGGCCGCACCTTTTAAGTGCATTGGTGTCATGGATTATGATTTCGCACCGGACATTGTCACCGTCCCTGTAGCCCTCACTCATAATCGTGCCAATCTGTTCCTGCCTCACATTCTCCTTATCTACTTCTCCCGCGTCGTGAGTGATGATAATTGGCTTGCCCTTATAACTCTTTAACGATTTTTCACTAAAGACGTCTTCGGGCAAGCGTAGTTCTCGTCTCGTACTTCCATCTTCGTTTTGATACTCAAAGATGCCGCATTTCGTAACTATTGGATGATCTACCAAATAGCCCTCATCGGTGTAATACGTCCTGTCGATGGAAATACTGTCAATTCTTAAACACTTCACTTTCGCACCTCCTATTCCTCCTTTCAAACTGGTAAATCCAGTTCATCTATATCAAATACCGCTACAGCTCGGCAACGGCACTGATAATCTTCCCCTGGGTGGCAATGTCTGCCCTTGTCTGTTTCAGGTGGGCTATCCCAACTGAATATTTTTTGATCTAAGTCTTTATGGCTTTTGCGTACTCTGCCATCACCAGTAGTACACCATTTGTACTTTTTAATGCCTGCCTCTTTTTGCTGGCTTTGAGTGATTTGTGAATTTAGTTTTGCTGTCTGATCTCTTGCTATCAGTCTTGCGTGCCTCTTATCCATTCCGTACTGCTTCTGTAGGTTTTTCACAATCCCTGTCGTGCTAGTGCCATTAAAATAGCTGTTATATACAACTTCCTTAATTTGATCTAACGACTGCATTGGCACTGTCTTAATCAAATCGACATTCTCGGATATCCATTTTTCCAGCATTTCCTGATAGTATGTGCCGGAATAATAATCACTGCGAATATCTATCCCTAATGTCTTATTGATTGTCTTGTTCCATTCGGCGATTGTCAGCTTATGGTTCAAATTAGCCACTTTCCGAATACTGTCTCTCAGCTTGTATGCTCCATATACATTGTCTATATCTTTCAGCCTGTGCATTCCATACGCCTTGAGCAGTGACTTCTTAATTCTTTCAAACAGTTCTCCAAGACGAGCAAATGTATCATCAATTCCAGAGAACCTAGCATTTTTCCTTTTCCACTCATTATCCTTTTTTGAATCGGTGTGAAGTTCTGTTCCCTCATTCAGTATCTGTTTCAGCTCCGGAAGATATTTCAGCAGAACCTCTTTCTCTATTGCCATGTAATCATTTACTGCCCTGATATATTCACGCTCTGCGCTATCAGGATATTTGGCAGTATATTTGGCTGCCACAGTGCTTTTTCCCTTGACATTCTTTTTGATTTCTTCCCTCATAAGCTGCTTCCTGTAATCGTCGTCCATACTGCTTCACTTCCTTTCGTGCGTTTTCGTGTGTTTCCGAGCGTTTTCGTGTGTTTTCGTGTGTTTAATCATTGGGTGCAAAAAAGCCCCGCAGTGCCTAAATCTCAGCACAACAGGGCAAAAGAAAGAGCCTCACGTAACCGCAAGGCTCAAAACCGTCACTTTATTCTGCTCTTTCTAAAAACTCTACGAAGCAACTTCCATGAGAAGTGTTCTTATGGCATCATACATATCGAAATCCTTCGATTTCTTGGCAAATAAATCTACGTCCTCAAAATCGTTTATCTCTACATCGTGTTCATTTCCGGCACACTCAAGAGCCACAAGATTGTCCCCTTCATCTACTCTATAAAAACATCCATCTGGTCCTTTATAGCATTCTCTTCCATAGAGTGTCACTTTATTGAACGGAAGTCCATCGAAATACTTATCCATACATCTCACCTCTTTGTCAATCCTTTTTCAATTCACCTTCCATGGTGTACCTTTTTGTTCCAGTCTTTCCAGTGGAAACCTTGTAGTATTCACCACTATGACGACTGCCTTTTGCAGGATGATATGAAAAAATACCATCTTTCCCATCATTTACTTTATATCCTCCACCATCTTCATAAGGAACATTCTTTAATGTTTTACTCTGTGTAAGTGGTCGAACATCAGCACCTTTCTCTTTGAAATCATCGTATTTTTCTTTATGCGTTGTTTCTCCGAGTTCCTTTGGATTCTCTGCGTATCGGTGAATCTGTTCTTCTACATACATAGTACCACTACTTTCAGACTCTTTCAAGCCTTTCTTCTCTTTTTCTGACTTTGTAGAGCCACCATTGCTGCTTGAACCACCGCCTCCGCCATATCCGATATCCTGACCTAACACCATAGGATTTCCGTACATCATCATGCCATTTTTGAAATAACAGTGATTTCCTCTGATGGTTGCCCAGCCACCATTTTCATCATCATAATCATCTGTGTTTATTTTATTGAGGTGATGAAGCAGTGCTATGATAGACAGTTCAAACGGCAAGAACATTTCCTGCTCCATTATCTCACTGACGCTCTCAAATCTTGCATTCTCCATCTCATCATTAAATGCCAGCGGATTACCATAAAACTCTGTGCATAAGTAAACCTGTGTAGGACAGTATTCATCAGGCATTCCGGAGATAACTGTGATAGGAATGGTCTCAGCTATGTTGATGCCGAACTCCTCACGAGTTTCTCTTATGGCAGCTTCTTCGGCTTTCTCACCCTCCTCAATATGTCCTCCCGGTCCGCATAAAAGCCCATTGTCTTTTCTGTTTCCGACAAGGATTTTCCCATCTTTCACAACAAGGACACCGCAACCTGTCGGAGTGACAGCTTCGTCCATCTCCATATCATCTTTCGGCTTGTCCTGCTGGCTAGGCTGTTCTGCTCCCTCACTCATTTCTGATAAAGCTGTGTCAGACGTTTCCTGCGACTCATCTTCAGGAGCTGTACCCGCGCCAAGCTCATTCCAATCATTTTCCTCGTCCAAAACATCATTGATGGTAAACTCTCCATCTTCAGCAAGCCGTTTTCTAATCTCAGAGGCATCAAGAGCCTGCATATCAACGTAAACCTGTGCAGTCTGTGCCTTTGTCAACTCTGTAGCTGCCTTTGTCTGGTCTACAGTCGCCTGCTCTGCCTCGCTCATGCTCCATAATGGTTTGAACTCCAGCTTGTAATCAGGAACGTCCTCAAACTCACCCTTATACTTACCAGCCTGTAAGATAATGTCAATCAGCGTTCCAAGGTTCTTTTTCAGGTTAAGTTTTTGGATTTTCTTAACGAAATTGTAGTAGTCCTCCATATCGCTTTCACCTGTTGCATTCTCGCCCGCTGGTGAGCGTCCAAACAGCTTTGTCTGCGGAATATTGGTTACTGCTGACAGCATATTACAGGTTGTATCGATTATATCTTTTACTCCGGAGAATGTTATTGTCTTGTAATCATAGTCCTCACCATCGCCATCAATGGCAATGCTGTTGATGATGCCTTTTGCCATATCAATAATTCTCAGCCTGCGGAGAACTATATTCTCTCCCTCCTCCGTTTCAAGTAGCTGCGCAAGGTCTTTCATTTTGTAGATAGCCTGTACTGCTCTGTCAAGGAGCTTCACGCCATTGCCATGTGACGTGACTGTTTCCTGCAATGTTTTATGTATTCTGCTGTACTCCGGCATTCCAAAGAACCTGTATTCCGTCCTTGAACTTGACTGTGGCAGTGTGCCATTTTTAAATAATAAACATCTGCTTTCATGTACCCTGAATGTGTTTCCATACATCGGAGATACGTCATAAAATTCAGGCATTCCAAATTTAGACCACTTCCTATCATTCGGATTATGGTTGTATATGCTGTTGTAGTCAGGCGTTATCAGAGGTCTCTCGAACACCAGCAGCTCATCAATACCGTGAATATTGTCCCAATCAACAGGATCTGTCAGCTCGCCGCCATCATCGATTATCATTACTATCAATGCGCCGCCGTACAGCCTCGACCACTTTATAGCCTCAGAAGCCTTTGCTTCAAAGTCCAGCTCGTCAAGTGAATCCTCTATGAATGTTTCAATATCCTTATCATCGATACCATACACATATCCACTGCTTACAGCGTCGTCCGCAGGAATATCAATAATCTTTGAAAATAATCCATTCTGCTCATAATTAAGGGTGAGCTCCATGTCGGCAACAGGCTGTTCTTCCGTAAACTCATAATTTTCTGAAACATCATCTTTTGTGCCATACTTGCTTAACAAATTCTGATATCCGTCTTTCCTCTGCTCCCTGTCCTGCTCATTATCCTGCATTATCCTCACCTCCTAATTGCTTATTGTTAATTTGCTAAACTGTTAATATTAAACGTCTTCACCTCGTAGCAGGATAACGCTACTGCGTCTGCCCTGTCAGGTGAATCAATCCCTCGTTTTTTCATATCTTCCTTACTTTCAAGCAGCATTTTTCCTCTGCTTGTAAGTCTGTATTTTCTGCACGAAAGCTGAGCCACAAGCTCATTATCATTTTGCAGACTGATTTCTTCCGCTATCAGCAGGTCTTTGACAGTTCCCCACAGGTAGCTTGTCAGGTTGTCGTACACGTCACAGGCTTTCGCCTTTTCATTCCCAATCACATCATCAGGCACCTTTCCGGCGGCATTAACAGGAACGATAACCATTCTGTTCAGCTTTTCCTCCTGTCTGACTTCTTCCAGCCTATCCGTGACTCCTCCACCGAGTCCGCAATCATCAATGTTGATGTAAATCTTTCCTCTGTACGTCGGATAGTCCGCTACAGCCTTTCGGTACATCTGAACAACCTTTCCAACAGTCGTCATAAGACTTTGTCCTCGGAACATTACCGGCAGGGTTATGTTTCCTCCTACATTCTTCGCTATAACTGTTTCATCAGAACCGAATCTTGCCACGTCCACACCAAACGATATTCTCTTTATTGGAATGTCATCAGGTAAATCCAACATGCAGCAATGCTCAATGATTGACAACTGCATAAACACATCATCTTCCTGATTCGGAAAGTCGCCTTTCACACGCACCCTGACAACATTGCTGTCCTCGCCATACTTGCGAATAAGGGACTGAATATTCTCCTTATTTGTCCTTGGGCTGTTCAGTGATGATACTGTGTGACATTTGTAAATACTCCTGTCACCATTGAAAGCATCAAAAAATGTGCCGGAAGTCCTTGTAGGGTTCCCGCACATCAGCAGCTTATTATTTTCACCTGAGAGAGTACCAAGTACAGCCTCCATAATCGGATCAGCGACACCCGAAGCCTCGTCAACAATGAACAACATATTATCCTCGTGAAAGCCCTGCATATTCTCTGGCTTCGTAGCAGTCCTCGCTACGGCAAACCAACGCTTTTCGTTGCCAACCATATAAATATATGTCTTGGTCCATTTAAGGATTTCTGAGAGCAAAGGAGACTTACTCATCCACTTGCTAACTTCTGACCAAAGCACATCATGTAGCTGCTGTTTCGTCGGAGCCGTTGCAACAATCCTTGGATATGGAAAACAACAGATAAACCAAAGCAGTGCCGCAGCCTCCATACCTGTCTTACCAACGCCCTGACCTGACTTAACGGCTACTTTGGAACTTCCTGCAAGGTCTGTAAGAGCTTCCCGTTGCCATTCGTCAGGTTCAAACCGTAAAACCTCTCGTGCAAATGTGACGGGATCATCTCTGTATTCAGGAACTTTCTTCTGAAAGAAACGCTTTCGCAACGCTTTTGATTTCGTATCATTCTTCATCATCGCTCACGTCCTCTCCGAGAACAGCTGCTATCCAATCATCAACAGCCTCATTGCCTGAACTCTCGCTTTCCAGCCTGCGCATTTCAAGACGATATTTAGACAACGCCTCTATTGCTTTTGTCTTTTTTCCCTGCACTGTAGACAGTTCCTGCTCCAGCCTTGCTATAATCATATCCTTGTTTGTTGTATTCGTCTGAATTGTGTAGGACTTACCCGGCAGCTTTGCACCACTCTCAATCTTTGCCTGCTGGCGCCTATCATATTCAGCTTCTTCCTCTTTGTCTTTAAAGGTTCGTTTTTCTTCAAACTTTCCCACGCTGGAGACTGCAACGTCTCCCTTTTGCTCGCGGTACTTATTGATAGCTCTTAATATCCTGCGTTCTCTAATTGAGAACAACTGTATCTGCTCCATAAGCTGAGCTTCTGTATCAATAGGTATCGTTGCAACGAGTTCCTGTTCATCTTCATCAAGCGCGTCCATAAATGCAGGAACATATCCGCCATGCTTTGTCCTATCAGGAGGCGGTGTCGGATTTGGGTTTCCTTTGCCTTTAGAAACGCCTTTAGAGTTCTGATTGCCGGGCTGACCGCCGCGCTTTTTCTTTTGCAACGTTGCGTTCTTTTTATCTTTTTCTTTTGCAACGTTGCATTTGTTTTTTTTTGATGTCTTTCCCCATCCGTATCTGTTCTTCCAGCTTCGGACAGTTCCGTCAGATATTCCCAGCTTTTTTGCAATTTCCACCATAGGTATTCCATTATTAAACAACTTCTCAGCTTCGGCTATATCTTTACTCGGTGCTCTTGGCATATCACCACCTCTCTCCTATTCGTTTTTGCAATCGTAGGGCACAAAAAGAGGGAGCATACACTCCCTCGCTTTTGCCATTCCTATACTATTTACAACATTATCATATCTTTGTTATAAACTCTGCTTTGGAAAACCCCTGATTAGGCTTAATCATCATCTTCAGGAAGTCCTCTTTGGAGAAGTCTGAGAGTCGGAATATCTCTTCCGGCTTCATGCCAAGCTGCTTTCCTATTTCTTCTACAGTTTTACCCTCGTCGAGTAATTCTTTTACGATAGCTTTCATAGGTTCAAGCAAATGTACACCTCTTGCCCTGTTGTGGGTTACAGTACCGTAGATGTTTCCGGCTTTGTCCTTGTGTTCTACAATAACAACAGGAACTTTCCCTTCGAGCATGGTTTTCAGAGGTTCTTCTCCTGCAACTGTCCAGCGGTGATATCCGTCAATTATCGTCATGTCAGGACGTACCACAAGAGGTAACGTCCACCCGTTGGACAATATAGATTGCTTCAGCAATTCCAAATTTTGTTTTGATACCTTGTTTGGGTTGTAATCGTTTGGTTTAACAATATCTCTGTCTACCCACTGCAGAGTAGTTAGCGGTTTATAAAGTCTACTATCAATCATGCGTTCTTTGCCTCCTTCTTTTTAGCCTCTGTGACGTACTTTCCGTAAATTCTCTGATACAATGCTCTGTATGTACGAAGCTTCGGATCTCCGGAAGAAAGACCTTCATATATTGCTTTGCAGTCTTTATTATCTGCAATGGCTGACACGCTCAGGAAGAAATTGCGGTATCTGCTGGCTACATATTTCTTGTGCTTTGTCTGAAAATTCCCATCTATGTCTGAGAACAGTTCCAGCAGGGCAGCTTTATAATCTTTTTCGCTCTGCCCGCTTTCATTTTGCTTTCTTGTTGCCGTATTTCTTCCGAACATCTCGCTGTCCCAATAAAGGGAGGCAAGATAGGCATTCGGTTCACGCCGTACAATCCTTTCCATCAGGTCGGGATAATACTCATTCATCTTGACAAGGCTCTTTGCTGTATCTATCGAAAAGAATTGTGATACCCTTAGCTGCCCCTTGCGTGTTCCTGACTGCCACAGAAATAAATATATCTCTGGAATGTCAACCTTTTCTTTGTAGAGATACAGCCATACATCATTGTTAGTCCAATCATATATTGGGAATACCTGCTGCTTATTTGTCATGTTCTTTCCCGCTCTTGTCATCGAAGCTATGTTTTGCAATCGCTGAACAGACTCTGCCGTTCTTATTCCTGTTATTGTGATTCCATCTGTGCATAATCTCGGTAAAAAATCCTGATATGCGTCGATTCTATGTCTCAACAATGGGTGTGTCCTGATTGCGAATGATGGAGGCTGTCTCACCCAAACATCTTTTTTATATCTGTCCCAGCAGATGAATGTCTCATCATTGGACAGTTCATTAAAGCAGTTGTAGTGTTTCACCTCTAGGGCGAACCACTCAAACTTTGCTCCAACAAGCATAAATTTTTTACGCCATTCCCGGACCTTATCTTCCATGCATGGGAATATGGCTTCTTCATCAATAAACTGTACTATAAGCTGTGCAGGATTGATTTCTCCTGACTGAATCAGATTCATAACGAGCTGTGCTATACATAAGCTGTCCTTTCCACCGCTGAAGGACATATAAACAGGGAGACCGTTTCCGAATACATTCCGTATCCTGATTTTTGCAGCCTCCACTACATCTATGCTCGCCTTACATCTTTTTACAGCCATATCTTTTCACCGCAGTTCGGACAAATTACAAATTTCCTGACTTCGGCGGTGTCTCCGTCATCACTACCTGAATTGTAATTACTTTCCTCATTACTTTTTGCATCCTGCGGTACCGCCGCAAGCTGTTCTCCTTGTGTGTCCTGCTGCGGCTGTGACTTCTGTTCTCTCTTTTCGGCGTTCTCTTTAATGGTCTGTATCTCATTATCATCAAGGGTGCCATATTCGGATAACTTGTCTGTCACTTCTTCGGCTTCTGATACCATCTGCCTTAAAATGTCCTCATCGAAGCCCGGTATATCCAAATCACCGTCCAGCTCCTCAAGGAAGCAGTTTAAGGTGTCAAGGTTCTCAATTCCAAGACTGAAAATCTTGTTATCTGCTATCATCAGCTTCTTCTTCTGGTTCTCGGTCAGATTATCATATCTGTAGACATCTGCCGTTTCCTTGCCCATCGCAACGAGTGTATCGTATAATCCGTTTCCTGCGAGTATTACATTGTTCTCATCAATCACGATAGGTCTTATCTGTCCAAACATAGCCACGCTGCGTCTGAACTCGTTAATCTGTTTATCAGTGTGTATCCTTGTGTTTCTCTCCGGCTTTTTCAAATCAGCCAGCTTCATTACTGTTACTTCCATGCTCACGCCTCCTAATAATCAATCCTTTTGAATTTTTAAGGAGCGTGATGTACATTTTTTATGTCCTTTTACTATCTGCCGTCTGCAATCGGTTTAAAATTCTCTTTTTTAATAAAAATACTTATTCATTACTTCTTCACTACTTAATCACTACTTATTCATCAATGCTTTTCAAAAAATCTCTTGCGCTCGGTATAACCTGTGCAGCTTCCGTAACAATAGATTTATCTATCGCGTATACTTCTTTCCAGCCGTTTTCAACAGAACCAGTCCATTGTCTTGCCGGCCATGGATGAGTGCCACAGTAATATCCGTTCTTCCACCCATAAATAGGCGGCATCTCCACGCCGTAATAGTGGATATATGCCAGCACCTGTTCATGGCTCCAGTCTGACAGGGGACTGTATCTCGTAATGCCCTTATTGTTGGTATATACATTGTCACCCTTTCCAACATAATTACCATCAGCTTTTCTTCTTCCAAGAAGTATCATGTCAAGCTCATTGTCCTTATAATATCTTTCCTGACCTGTGTGCTGTACAATACGGAACCACTGCGCTGCAATGTTACTTGTCTGCGGAAAGAGCATATACGGGTGAGCTACGAGCCATTTCAAATCCTGACCTGTATTTATTGTGGTAAGCCCTTCAGGAGAATGGTTCTCAATCCAATCCGCAAATGCCTTATATTCAAGATTACACCTTACAAATAAACAATCTTTAATTCCTGCAATCTCACAAATTTTGCCAAGGACAAGACTGTCCTTACCTCCGCTCCATGCGTAGGCGACTTTCTTATCCCTGGTCTTTTCTCTAATATCTTCTATGGTCTTTTCAATAATCTCGTCCAGCTCCTGCTTCTGAATAATATTCTCGATATTGTTCATTGCAAGAAGCCAGTCCTCATTTTTTATACTCTGTTTTTTCCCTAAAATGCTTATTTTTTCTTCACTTATGCTGTTATTCTTATCTTTATCATTATTACTATTCATAATTTTTGACACCTCTCATTCTGGTAACAATCAATGCAACTGCGCCTGACAGGATTACTGTCGTGAGGCTCCCAATGGTTTTATACAGTGCAATGCCGTTGATGTTGCCGTATGCGAATATAGGCAAGCCTATAACAAGCGCGCAGATAATTCCTGCCGTCACTCCCTCAGCCCTCAGCCTGACACCTTTTAATGTCAAAACTGTAGGAAGAAGTGTTGAGGCTCTCAGCGTTCCATACATCAAAAACAGATGTGTTACTGTAAGCCCCGGAATATTTGCTACTGCAATCCCCAAAACGAGCATGATTACCATTGCAATCTTCGTCTTGCCGAGTGTCTTATCATTGTTTTCATCCGTAATCTTAAAAACGTCAGTCGTGAGAGATGATATAGCGCACAGGTTGCTGTCTATTGTTGACAGAAGGCCGGACACAATCATAAACAAAAATGGTATTACAGCCCATGATGGGAACAGGGTACTTATCAATTCAAAATTGATAACGTCTGTGTCTGCTGCAACATACCACATGCCAGCACCTATAAACCCAAGAAGTCCCATCGATAATGGCACTATGCCGAATAACAATGCACCTACGAAGAAAGCCCTGCCTATCTTGTCTTTCCTGACCGAGAAAGCTCTCTGCCAAAAGCACTGGTCTCCGAACGGTCCTGAAATAAGTCCTACAGTAGTAGGGAGTCCGAATCCGAAGAATATCTCAATGCCCCTCTTTGATATTAGAGAAGCTCCGTCTCCTGAAAATCCTCCAAGTCCTGTAATAAGATTACCTATTCCACCACCATTTTTTACACCGAATACCATAAAACAAACGCTCACTATAAGCATGAATACCATCTGAATAGCGTCAGTCAGTATCGAAGCCTTTATACCTGAAAACTGTGAGTATGAAAAAGCTATCACTGCCATTATGATTGTCATAGTCCAAAATGGAATCCCTGTAAGCAGGCTCAATATCTTGCTTCCTGCAAGAAGCTGCACACCTGTTGATAGTGTTGAAAGTGCCGCAAGCTGGAAAAGATATACGTTCTTAACGTGGTCTGCCTTATACTTCTGGTGCATATACCCTGAAAGAGTGATACCCTCCGGCATTTCTTTCCTGATTTTCTTTGCAAACGGAATAAATAAAATAAGGCACAAGACGTTAGGCACTAAAAACCAAAACAGCCCTGCAAAGCCTTTGGTATACGCATTTTCAGTTGATGTGAACAATGCCGGCGCCCATATCCATGTAGCAGCAATGCTTAATGCTGATACAATCCAGCCCATGTTCCTGTTTCCAACACAGAAACCCTCAATAGTCTTTTCTTTCTTCGTCAATAATACTGTTGACAGCATCATAATAGCTGCATAAGCCACCAGTACAAAAATTGTGTAGTTCATGTTAATCCTCCAATTCTTAAAATAATTTTTAGCTGATATGGAGGAGCATGTGTTCCTTTCTTTCTCCCACTCCTTTCCGGAAAAATTTGCACAAAAAAAGAAGCCTGAATATATATCCAGACTTCTCCGACGTTCTGATTAGAATTTTACAAATTGAATTGTATCACTTTTATATTTTAATTGCAATGTATATTTTTTTTAATGGGAGTATTGAATGTTTTAACAAATAATACACCATATAATTGTATACATACTTTTGTGATAGTTCATTTTGCATACAAACCGTCCACTCCAAAAATCAAAGCCGTAAGTCTTTCGAGTGCAATATTTTGGTCGAGATAAACGGTTTCTTTGGAAATGTTCATCTTATTGGCAACCTCTTTTGTAGTCATAGGCTGTTCTGCCATGTACAAATCCCATACTACATTGTAACGTCTGCGTTCCAGCTCCGCGTTTTGCGCCTTATCGCAGTATGCCTCATACAGTCCGAACATTGTTTCAATGTGTGAAACAATGATAGCTGTCCTTGTTGCGCTTCTCTTAATGCTGTCAATGATAACCTCGCTATCGTAGAGCGACATCATGGATTCAAGAATATCCGCCGCAGACTCTTCCATCTGAGTACGTCCGAAGACTGAATTTTCAGCGTGCTCTTTCAGCATTCTGTAATTCCGCAGGAGCAGCTTCGTATTCCTCAGCCGCCTGCCTGCTCTCTGTCCATGTTCTTTCTTCCGTTCCTGCTCCATTGTCTTTAGAGCTTCTTTCGCCCCTATTTCAGCTGCCCCCTGATAAATGCTCTGCAGCTGTTCCGGTGTCAGAGTCACAATAACCCTATCCTCTGATAACTGACCATCCATGCTATCGCCCTCCTTAATATTTTTCTTGTCAAACCATAATAATCTATGGTATAATCATGTTGCTGTGGGGAGTTGCGAAAGCGCTCTCCTTCTTTTTGTTAATTTTCTTAATCCATCTGGATAAAATCACTCAGCGACATCTGCCCTGGTATATCAAAATATAACCTGTCGCATGTCTTTTCTCTCTGTTTCATCGATAACGCCGTCTTCTGTAATATCAAGTAGTATGTTCTTTGTATCTCCTACTTTCCGCAATATCGAAGCTCAATCTAATATTTCCCCGTTCAACCTCTGAAACCCACTGCTTAGATTTTCCAATGATGTCTCCTAATTCACTCTGAGTTAGATGAGCATTGCATCTTGCAGCCTTTACATTTTGAG